CATGCCGGTAGAGCGAATCATCAAATACTTTGCCGATAATGGGTTTACGTTAAGGTGTCACGGCTCTAATAGCCAAACACCTGATAATCAGCCCTAAAATGGGGTTTTTCTACTGCGCCAAACCCCTAAAAATGGGCGAAATATGGTGCATTTTGGTAGGTTTAGGCGCAAAAATCAGCAAATTTTCAGCAAATTTTCAGTCTGGCTTATGGCAAAATCTCGTTTTCGCTTAGATGTTCGTAGGGCCTTGAAAGATGGTACGTACCCGGTGCAAATTATAGTAGGGCATGGCACTAACATCTATCTTGGTACTGGTGTCTATGCCTCGGTCGGTGAGTGGGATGCCCGGACACAACAATACATAGGCAAAGGGGCGCGGCGCATTAACGCCGCCCTCGTTTCTATGCTCGCAATGGTTACTAACCGCATCATGGAATTAAAAGAGACTGGGCAATGGCCGAAATTATCACGTAGGCAAATTAAACAAATGCTTACCGACTTGGAATTGGAAAAGCCCACCATTGATGTACCTACACTTAGTGACGTATTTTCGTCTATGTGTGAGGGGCGTGCTGATCGCACTAAGGGGATAACCAAAAGTGCATCGTTAAAGATACAGGCTTTTGGCTATGATCCGGCAAAGCTGCACTTTGAGCAAATAACGGCTACGTGGTTAGATGATTTCTACGTGTCGATGTCTGGACTATCCGTTAATACAAAAGCGGCATACATGAAAGCTATTAAGCGTGCGTTTAATTGGGCAATAGACCACGATATAACGACTAATGACCCTTTCAGGCACTACCGTATTAAGATAGAAGAAACTCGTATGAGGGATTTGCCAATAGAGAAAATGAGGCAATTAATAGACTTGCCATTACAGGGGCTTTATCCTGAATATCGTGATTTGTTCATGCTTACCTTTTACCTGATAGGCATTAATACGGTTGATCTTGCCGACTGCACGTTAGATAGCATCGTTAATGGTCGCTTGGAATACCGCCGACACAAAACAAATAAGCTATATAGCATTAAGATTGAGCCGGAAGCAATGAAGATAATAAACCGCTATAAGGGCAAAAAGCACCTTATACGCTGCTTTGATAGGTACAAAGACTATAAAGCCTTACAGGGTAGCGTTAATAACGCTCTGGCTAAAATAGGCCCTGCCCGGTTGGATGATAACGGTAACTTTGTTTTTACCGGAAATAACCGAAAAGTAATGCAACCTTTAGAAAAGGGACTATCTTTGTACTGGGCACGTTATTCCTGGGCTACGTATGCCGCCGACTTGGATATACCTAAAGACACTATTAGTGAGGCTTTGGGGCACTCCCACGGCGCAAAGGTTACAGGTGTGTATATAAAGTACAATAGGGATAAAGTGGATGCCGCAAACCGCAAAGTTATAGACTACGTATTGGGTAAAGCAAATCGCCCGGGCTAACCTCTCGGTCGGCTCCGGGCTTGCGCTATTCAGAAAACAGATTTTATTTTTTTCTTCGTAGATATAAGAATATAGCGTAAATAATCGCTGCTACGCAACACAAAAAGCCGATATGGTAAATTGTACGCTGATACCATTTTAAGGCTTTCACGCCTTGTTTCTGTGGCTCTCTGTTGGCTTGTTTGTTGTCTCGGCTCTGCACTCCATTTGCTTGCAGCTTATGGGTGTCGGTGCTGTCCTTGCTCTGGGTGATACTCTCGGCTTTCTTCTGGGCGGCTTTCTTGCCGTGTTGGTATGACTTAACGCCATCGGCTTTCAGGTTGCCCAAAGTGTCGATCGTGAGCGTACCGCCGTTATTGGCAAACTCGATATACCCCCAATCGCTAAAATACGTTAGCGTGGTCCGGTTGTCGGTTCTGATAGTACCTACGTGGATGCTATCGGTTGCTAACTTGGTGGTGTCGGTTTCCTCTCTTGTGGTTGTGGATGATTCCGATACCGCCTTTTTGGTAGTCTTGCAGCCTATCAGCCCAAACAGGGCTAACAGGCACATACAGATAGTTATAAACTTCTTCATCGGCTTATTACTTAATGTCTTTGTACTCTTTAGTAGCGTCGAACGATGGGCACGCCTTGGCTGCAAAGTCTCGGTGTCCGTGGATCGTGGCATTAGGGTAACGGTGCTTTAACTCTGTAAGCAACTTTACCAAAGCCGCCTTTTGCTGTGGTGTTCGGGTGTCCTTTTGTGTCTTACCATCGGATGCCAAACCACCCACATACACTACACCAATACTATTTGTGTTGTGCTTCAGGCAATGTGCCCCCACCTCGCTTTCTGGTCGGCCTGGTTCTACCGTTCCGTCCAAATCTACTACATGATGGTAGCCGATTCCGTTCCAACCTTTAGCCTTGTGCCATCGGTCAATGTCTGCCGCCTTAAAGTTCTTGCCCTCGGCGGTTGCCGTACAATGTACGATAATCTCATTAATCTTTCTCATATTAATAACCATTTTGTGGGTCACGCTTAACGCAACCCTTAATTACACACTTATAGCGTTGTAGGTCTAATTCTAACTGCGCCTTTTCCTTGTTGAGCTGCAAAATATCTAAATTCTGCTTTCTCACTAAATCGGTCTGCTCTGCAAATCTTTGCTCTTTGTCTTTGAGTTGGGTTTGCAAAAAGTCCATTGCCTCACGTAGCACGTTAAATTCTACGTTGTCGGCCTCGGCTTCCTCCTTTCGGCGGTTGGTCTTTCGATTCATTACATATTTAATCATTTCCCAACCGCCCAAAGCGGTAATAACCGATACTACTATTTCAATTATCTGCATGGTGCTCGATGCTGTTAAGTTCGTAAATTACTTTGCCGTCTCGCTGCTCGGTCACTACTACATACCTTGTAAGTAGCAATCTAAATAAGTCCATATCTAACCTATCGGATGATAGGGTAATGGGTGCTTTATCAGTAGTCGCCATTTCTAATTCTTTGCATTGTTTGATACCTCAATTTATGTTTGTTCTTAATTGCCAATACCTCGTAGTGCCCTTTGATATACACATATTCTTTAAATACGTGTGGCTCGATCATGTTAAGCACTTTACGTCGCATAGCATATTCGTTGGTATGCCGTAGCAAACCTAAATATGAGTTGATACTACATACTGCGTGTAATACCTGACGCTCGTTGTTAGCCTTGTTTAGCCGTCTGACCGCTGCGACAAAGTTTGTTATTGTTCTGTTACAGGTATAGACACGTCCAGGTTTGACTATTGACCCGGTAAACTCCACGCCTTTGCTGTAATGTTGCAAATAAAACTTCTTCTCATTCAGTCGTAAACCTAACTTGGCTAATAGCTCACGTATCTTAGGCATTAACGCCAATAGCTTTTCTTTGTCCTTATGGATGCAATAGAAGTCGTCCACATACCTGCCATGATGTTCTATACCCTCATTTTCGATAAACCAATCAAGCGTATTAAGTAAGAAGTTTGCGAATATCTGGGCAAACAGGTTGCCGATGGCTACGCCCTTACCCTCACCATTTGTAAATAGTGATTTGTTCTTATCCAACTTCTCCCAATAGCTCAAAGGGCTGTGCCGTTCACAATTCTTTTCAGGGCTGTGTAAAATAACGACACGGCAAAGGTAGCGCAAATCGTCTATGTCTTCGCCCTTGTAGTACCTGACTATAAAACGATCTACCATTTCAGACAATAACTTTTTGTCGATGCTCATAAAGAAACCTTTTAAGTCAAGTTTCATAATGTGGCAATCTTCCGTATAATTATTGCTGCACTGCCTTATATCTTCTTTCAGTGTATTAATACCATAAAGCTGCCCTTTGCCTTTCCTACAATTAAATGTACGCTCGCTAAATATTTCCTCAAATAGTGGCGTTAGGCGCAAAGCTATGTAGTGGTGTACGATTCTATCCTCAAAGGATGCTGCAAATACCTATCTGTATCTTGGGCGTGTTACGACAAAGCAAATAGACTTACCCGGTTGATACGTTCGGTTATTGATTCTATCACGCAAAGCAATCAAACGGCTTTCGTAGTCCATTTCGTAAACTACTGCACTTGCTGTTCGTCTTTTGCTATGACGGCAATCAAAGTAAGCATCTAAAAGCCACTCTGTCGTTACCATTGCATATTATCATTTGTCACGTTTCTGTCTTCTGTAAATAGTGCTGACACTGCCCTAACTCTGTTCGTGTTGCTGGCCTTAGTGTTCCAATTGTTCGTATTACCGTCGTTGAGGTTCAGATTCCATGCGTTGGTAGCACTGTTCTCGGTGGCCGCAATCTGTGGTTTATTATCTTGTTCTTAGCCGTAAATGACGGCATAAACCCCATTTATTACGGAAAACTGCGCTCTCGGTCTGTCGTAACATTCCGATTCTGGCTACAAAGCGTATTAACTACTTTGTTTTTCCACGCTGACGATTGTTTACCTATTTCGTCCATTAACTCGATGATACTTGCAAACTTTCTTCTGCCTTTTATCCACTCCCTTTCTCCGGCAATTCTCATTAGCGTTTTCATTGTCTCAAACTCTGCCTGAAACTCGGTTAGGTGCTTTACTGTCTCGGCTTTGTCTTTATTGATGTACGCCGCCGCTATCTCCTGCATCAGATTAACGCCAATTTCTTGCAGCTTTGCCCCGATGGTGAATTTGTAGGCACGTGGGAAATTGGGCACTATATCCAAAATGATGTCTAACAACTTGCGTGCATCTAAATAAATCTTTGTACTTGAAACTAATTTTACCGCCATTGCTTTTTTATAAATTGCCTTATAATGGTACGGCTTTCGCCGTACCTAAAGGTTAAAGACTAAGAAATTAAGAATTAAACAATAAATGCTGACACTGCCCTAACTCTGTTCGTGTTGCTGGCCTTAGAGTAGTAACAATTGAACGTATTACCGTCGTTGAGGTACAGATTCCATGCGTTGGTAGCACTGTACTCGGTAGAAGTCCAATACCAATCCTCGACTAACTGGGTGGCTCCGGTAATCAGGGACAAAGCATAATTGATTTTTGTCATGTTGGCGTAAATCATAAACATTTCGCCCAACGATGGCAACCACCATTTACCTGCTGTCAAACCCTTGCCGTTAGCGTTTGCACGGCTATACAGATTGCAGTAGCCCGGTGCATACTGCGACGTATTGGTGATTGCATCGGCTTTGCTTGCCTTGATTGTAGCCGCCGTGTTCGCCTTACCGTTCCAATCGTTCATCGCTGTGACACGATCGGTTGTTGTCGTACCGCCTCCGCTGATAGCTGCGCTACTCCACGTTAGTTTAGAAGTTGATTCGGTAGGGGCTACGACTAAGATTTTGCCGCCCTCAACTACCACTACGCCGTCGGCAATTTCGCCGCTGTTCTGTAACGATGTCCACTTATGAGGCTTAACCATGAGTGGGTAATCATCGCTCTTACGGTGGTACATGATAAAGATACCATCGTATAAGCCTTTAAGGTTCATACCTGCCAACAAAGCGGTTTTGAGGTTCGCCAATGAAATAAGCGTAACCTTTCCGTTTGCGTCCGTTACCGGAATTTTCTGGTCTGTGTTGATGGTGGTTACTGTTGCCTGACCACTCAACTTTTTTGTTTTCTTTACTGCCATAATTTTATAAAATTAAAGTTTGTTACCAATTTAAATCTTTCTCCCCAGTCCAAAATACACCTCGGGCAATATCATTTTTATTTGGTACTGGGTTTAGCCATTCAGGGTTTACGTACACACAATTTACAGATGCACCGCCCACTAATTCATGCCAACCGCCAATATCGCAAAAATGCACTGTCTGTCTGTCGTTTCCGTTAATAACTCGCCATTCCTTACCATTGCCCATGCTTGAAAAAGCATAATAGTAATCTGATGTGGTGTTAAAAACCACAACGTCGATAGGCATACCCGACAAATCGTCGGTATTTGATGGGCTGTAAAGTGGTATATAATAAAAAGTCTTATTGTTACTTGTTTTTCCTGTTTTAAGACTTACATATACGCCCGACTGGTCCGCCCCTTTTGAATACACATACATATATGTACCTTTAACGACTGCCATAGTTTTTCCAAAATGCCCAAACATTCCACGGCAAAATACATCACTTGTATAAAATCGGTTGCTTCGTTTCTTGTCGCTTCTGTAACCCTGGCTGTACATATCGCCGTCAAACCACATTCGCCCATCACTTCCAAAGGTGATATTGCCCACGACTTCGCCTTTATCATTCACGCAATTTAGACTTTTGAAACTTCCGCTTACGGCTTTCATCGTTCCGCTAAATTCACTATCGCCTGTAACTTTTATGTTGTTAAAAGTACCGCTATTGCAAGTAACTTTGCCGTTTATTGCCTGAAAGACAATTTTACCGTTAGCGTCTTTCATGTCGATAGCCTCTACACCCAAATTTTTGACTAAAGCATACTGCGCTAACAGTATCTTTGTAGCCACTATTTCCAGTTTGTCGGCTAACTTCCAAAGTCCGCTATTGGTGTCGGTTGCACTTCCTGGGTAATTGCTTGCAGTCTTGGTGTGCGATTTGATGCAAGAATAATAGTTATTGCCATACAAAACTACGTCCTTGTATTCCTCGCCACTTGCTCCCGATTGGAACACATAGCCTACGGCGCAATCGCTCCACGCTTGTGGGCCTCGTAGTGCCGGGCCTCTGTCGCCTTTTACTCCGTCTTCTCCGTTCTCACCACTTGCAATGTAGTATAGTGATTGAGCCGTTATTATAGCCCGGTTTGTGTCGATTGCCGTTACTCTGCTGTAAAGACTGATGGTAATACGTTGTTTGTCCGATACCGTGCCATTAATAACCATCGTATCGCCTACGGAAAAATCAGATACATTTATGATTCCGTCCCAATTGACTGACCGCCCACTAAGTCCGTAGAACTGCGTCCACTCCTTGTAGGTATAGTTATATACGTTTCGGGATTGGGCGACAATTACGCCCTTTCCCTTGCGTATAAACTTAACTATTCTTGTTACTGACACTCCCATAGGCTGCTTAACTCTCTGATGTTATTGTTACGCTGATGTCTCCACCATTTTGCAAACACATATCACGTGTTACGGCATAGCTTGCAACCGCTGTGCTCATATCTTGTTTGCTATTCAGATAAACACCTGCTGCATCTTTCACGACAAAGAAAAACTTAGCGTTTTTGATTGCTTGCGTGTTAGTTCCACGCTTGACGATCCACGGCGTGTAGGTTACTTTGCCGTTGCCGCTTTCGTCCTCGCTTATCGCTTCGTCCTCCGGTGTCGGGCGTGCGTCGATGTCGTAGGGGTCGGATGCGTCCATAACGCTCTGTATGTCCTTACCGATTTCGACACCACTACGATTAACAGTTACCCGGTACTCTCCGTATGTGTCTATGCTGCTGCCTGACACTGTGAGCGTCTGGACGGTCTGTCCGTTGATTACCTCCCAACCACTGGCCCCCATCTTCTCCCACACGTAGGTTAAATCTTTGGTGATTTCCCCGTAGCTCTGGTATGTCATCGCCTTTAAAACGCAACTGCCGCCCTTGTCGGTAATAACAAAGCCCTTGTTATCTCCTGCGACGATGGTAACACGATAACTTGTACCTGTTGCTTTCTGCACTGGGATTGTATAGGTAGCTTGGATATTATCGCTTTGCGTGCCATAACTTATAGCTGCCACCATTTTGATAGTTACCGGGGCAAAACCTGCGATTTCTACCAAATTCTTAACAATCTGCAAACCATAGTAGATGTTGTCGCCACTTGGCGCAAACTTCTTAAAGTAACCTGCAAAAACACCGCTCGACGTATCACCGTTAAAATCAATTTTTACTCCGTTAAAAAAGTACATCATACTATCAGGCGTTGCCACTCCCTCGGCTACTCGGCTACTCATACAGACAAAGTTAAGTTTCGGCTTTGTCTGTTCAAAGTTAGGGAACACCTTAGTAACGTCGGATTCCGTGCCCTCCCATTCTTGGTAGATGTCGCCATCTGGGCACATGATCAATGCCGTATAAGTTCCTGCTTTCGTAATAAACTTAATCGTTCTGGTTGTACTCGCTTTGCTCATAGTTCCTTACTTTTTGGTTTTACTTTCTGTTTGCTCACTCTCTGACGCTTCCGGCTGTTGGTCGCCCTCCGCATTTTCCTCGTTGGCCTGGCCCTCATCACCATTGCCGCCATTGTCGGTGCTCTCCGTGTTCTCGCCCTCGCCATCTGCGCCCTGCTCGGTGTTGGTGTTGTCACCTACGATAGCATCATTAACGTTAGCCTTAATAGGCTGCTGAAAGCGTGCATCGGTCGCCATTGGCAAAGGTCGGCAAATAGTACCGTCCTGCTCACTTCTCGCCTCATGTGGCATAAGTGCAATGCCTCCAATCTTAACCAATATGTCGTTAAGTTGGGTTAGTGGGCCAAACTTCAACATATCATTTTGCCAAAAAAGATAGTTGCCATCACTTACCATGTTACGGTCATTCTCCAGTTGCAAGTATCGTGCAACCAATGGATTTGCTTTAATGTATCTTGCCATAATCTTATATTGATTAAATTGTTATTTGATTAATATTACGTTATCGTCTGCATCGACGAATACTGCGCCGTCGCTGTCTTCCCACGCACACGTAGGGCCAACGTCCTTAACGTCCAAACCATAAACGCCGCCTAACGTCTGACTAACCTTATTGGTCGAAAGCGTCGGTTTCATTCCGTGTGCTATGAGCGAGTAGTTAAGCGTTCCTGACTGTGCGTTGGTCGCAACATACCAAAGCGGCAATAACTCACGTTCCGGGTTGTTGATCATGCCGTTAGTATTCCAAATTTTCGCCGTTGGCGCAATCTCTAACAAACCACTTGGTAGGTTGGTAGGTAGTTCGCCGATGTCGTACTCAAATTTTGGGATTCTACGGATAAATGCCACTAACTTAGTAGGGGCGTTGTCCGATAGTGTTACGCTACTTGGGTTTCCGTCTGGGCTATACTTTGCCCGGCATCGCAAATAAAGCTCTGTACCCATGAGGCTACGATTAACGGTACAACTGTTTCCGTCTTCTGCTACCACTACGTCATAGTCTAACGTGGTGTCGTTGCCTACGGCGGTAAATGTTCCGTCTTCTCTCATTACCTCCCATACAAACAAACGCTTATTCTCCGGGCACTCATTAACGCCCAATCTCAACGATGCGTGTACCGTCTGGGTGTCCGGGTCGCTCAATGGGTTGTAGATAGTTTGGGCGGCTGCGTCCAATACCAGAAGTGGCGTATATGTTGTGGTGTTCTTGCACTGTACTTGGTATGGCTTGATGATGTGGTACACCTGATTAGTACGTGGGTCTTTGTAGTCGGCTTCAAATCGTAGATTCATAGGTATCTGCGGTTTGGCGTTCTTCTTGATCCTAATACGTCCTGCCTTTGCGCCCTTGCTGATTACCTCAAAGTCTGGGTTAGTGCTATCTATCACGGTGTCGGCCGCTCCTTTGTTCACCTCATACCAGACTACGTTAGTGAGGTCTTGATTAATCAAGCCCGGCGTTAAAACCTCGTCTTTGTCAAGTCTGCCGATATTCGGCTGCACTATCAAGTTAGATGCGTCTATGGTGTAATCAGGCGTATATGTGTCGGTGTCTGCGTCGTAGTTCTGACTATCCGATACGCCACCCTCAACCACCATGCTAACATTAATTTGCAGTGGCTTAAAGTTGAAATCAAATCTTTTTGTCTTCATAACTGCGCTATGTTTAAATTAATACTCGTAACTGACTGCCGCCGTTGCTGCTTCATTGCCCATGCCGTCACGTAAAGTAACGGTAGCCGTAAAGCGTATAACTTTAGGCATATAGCCGTTAAAATCCATGTCCTCGGCTGTGAGGTGCAAAGACTTTCCGGTATTGGCGTGGCGCAAACTCCAAACGTTGTCACTTGCCGTTCTCTCGTTTCCCTCTGCGTCCTCGCTGTATCTCGTCCACATTACGTCTGCGTCCAAAATATCATCTGTGATATTCATATTATACAGGGTCGCCACGATGGTTAGCGTGAGGTCTATTTTGTCCGGGTCTAAGATACTTTCAGGCTCTTGGAAATCTACGGCAAAGTCTGGGTTTCCCTCGATCATCGCCCAATCGGTATTGTTCCATGCCGGGGCGGTCGTTGTGAGGTTCTTGCAACATCTGTACTTGCAGCCATTAAACCAAACGTCTGATGTCTCATACTCCCCGGTGTCCGGGTTGATAGCATCGCAATAGTACTTACCGCTTTGCGTCCACGCCCCACGATCCACATACGTAACCAACGGCTTACCAGTCCACTTGTTAAGTCTGATAACGTCCATTGTGACGATACCCGGTATATACATATAGTCTAAACCATCACGTATTGGCAAAGGGTTGCCGTTATCGTCCAATAACTCGTACACGAATTCTGGCAAACTGCCGAAAGCCGCACCATAGTTGGCGTTATCCAAAATCGGCTTAGTCACTCCCTTTAGCTTGACGATTCGCCCCTCTGTGCTCGATAGGTACAAACAATCTTGCCGTTTCGTGTCCGTTTGGTTTCCCCATCGTGCAATCTTCATCATTTCGCATGGTGGGTAATTCTTGCCGCTTGGTACTTCGGTGTCCGGGTACTGCGTCACCTCTATGTAGTTGTTAGCGGTATTAACGCTATTAACTCTAAACCATGCCGTGTAATACTTGCCGCTTCCCTGCGCCAAAGTGTTGATGATACCTTTTAGTACGTTGTTCTCGGCTTGGGCAGTAAAATATCCGTCCCATTTGCTTTTCAGGTGCAAACCAAAACAACCATCGCCCAAATCGTCCACGCTCTCGATTGTGTCCGCTTCCGTTAGAAGTTGGTCGCCCTCGATTGCTGACAATCGGTTTACTATCAGTTCCAGACACTCAAAGTAGCTGCGCACTCTTAGGCTTTCCACCTCGGCGTTACCTTGTGCGTCAATACCTGCGCCCTTACCTGCATACAGGGATTTGACAAACTCGCCAAAGTGTGCGCCGTCCTTGAATACTGCCAAACCGATAGCCGTCAAACCCTGCTGAAAAGTAATGTGCCCTTTCGCTATGTCGGCGGTAATCTTCGACAAAAAGCGGTCGTTAATCGGGCTATCCTCTGCAACGTCTCCGGCTAAATCGGAATAGGCGGCACGGCTCGCATATCCGGCACGGTTTGCATACTCGGCTTGCTCTGCGTGTGTCGCTATATCGGCTTTGGCTGCGTGCTTGGCTTCCTCGGTCATTTTGCCGATACTTCCATAGCTGCCGCCTCCGGTGGATGCCCCACCGCTGCCGTTGTTCCTGGGTTTTGCTATCTGCTTAACTTCGATCATGTGCCAATCTCCTTTAATGTGAGGTCGGCACGTCCCTCAATAAGGTTTCTGCCGATGCCCTGCACGAAAAATTCTTTGCCCAAAGCCTCGTGGCGATAATGGTTAAACAGACTAACAACATTATCAATGTCCCTTAGTTTCTGCTCCATCACGATACGTGGCCTATGGTATTCAGTATAATAACTATCTACGTAGATTTGTTCGGGCTTCGCCTTAACGTTGCCGTTTCGGTCGTACACCTCTAACACTCCGTCCCCGGTTGATATATTCAACGGTGTGGATAACTTCACCGTATTGCTAACTCCCAACTGGGCGCACTCCGTGGCGGTCAATGCCGAATTTATCTTAAACTCCAAATCGTCCTTTTTGTTCACAAAGGTTTCTTTGGTGTCGCTCATGTAGATAATATCGTTATCATCATTGCCATTGCTGATTAGTCCATTATCGCTATAAACTTTAACCTCAAACGACTTAATCAGGATGCTACTAACATGGGCTAAAAGCGGTACTGATGAGCTGCTCCACTTCGTGTGTCTGAAAAAGGTAGGGTGGCGGCGTGTGATAACGTCCCATGTAGCATTAACAGGGCCTAATATCATAAACCTAACCTGCCCACTTATCTTGTCGCCCTTGGTAATCGGTATTGCTATACCCTCCGCATCAATACCCATCTTGTAGTCGATGTTGTTTTGGATGCTGAACTCTGTGCCTACCAGTTTGTCGCCTATCTTAGGGTCAAAGCCAATAGTAAAGCATTGCTGATAATATTCATCATCGCTTTGGCACTCGCTCCGTTCCTTGTATTTCTGCCAAACAAAATCGGTTGTCTGCCCATCGGTTCCGGTCTCCACTACGCATTTGTCGCCGATAACCAACATACAGGCTAATACGGCTACCTTACTGATTGTGTCGGTACTGTCGCCTACTGCGCTGTACTTAAATTCGTATTCCTCTGGGCCTTCCCCGGTATATGGATAAAATCCGCTATCTGCGCCCTCATGCCATGATACTTCTTTGTCCGGGGTCTCGGCTTGCCAATACTGCCGAGTGTAATACCTGCCATCACCATTGTTACGGCTCGGTACGGTCTGATGCCATACGTAAATCTCGTTTTCCTTTAAACCCATAGGTAAACCGCCATGCCACTCCTTGTTATGTAGGTTGGTGTACGTGTTGGTCTGCCTCATTATCGGGTTTAAGATAACCTTACCCGACAATACTATATAGTTGGTGGTTTTCTCGTCTGACGGCGAAAAAACGCCCCCTGCCTTGTTACCAGTATAGACGGCATACGGTATATTTTTCTGTATGTCTGCCACACTTGGGTAGGTTTTGTTTTCGTCATTGTCTATGCCATTGCCATTAACCGACACTGCTAAATAGTTAGTCATGTTTACCTTAGATGTCGGGCTGTTATCATCGTTGGCCGTGTTCATCTTGACGCTGCCCAAAGACATAATAGCCGCCCCCGGTGCTTGCCCTAACCAATCAGGCAAAGCGTGTTGGTTTGTGCCCTCGCTGCCGAAATAGTCCACGATGTCTATATCTGTGTTGCCTTTCATCGGGAACGTCCATTGTTTGTTACGCATCACCTGCACGTACCAATCAGTAATAGCACCTGCGCCATACGTGGTTTTTTGGTTGTGGGTCATAGCATAAAAAGCATTATAGGCGGTCTTTCCTTCTCCGTCGCTTGAATACTCGGTGAGGTACTTTTGCTTATTGATGTATGGGCTAACCAACAAATCATCGTCCAATGGGCTTTCTATCACGCTTTCGATGTCTTCCACCTTGGCGGTTAATAGAAGTTGGTTATATACGTCGCCTATGCTTATCGTAGTATCGCAATCGGCTACATTAGCCAAAGCGATTGTTACGGCTTGCTGCGCCGTTGTCTTGGTGCTGTTGGCTACGATGTCATGCCAAATAATCTTATCAGGTGTCGCCTTGACGGATTCCCACGAAAAGATATAGAAGTTAAAGCCGTCCTGCACGATATGTAAGTTAAGGTACTTCAAAAGTTCCTCCAACACTTCATCTTGCTGCCAAACGTCGCTCTCATCATCGCCCAAAAACAACAAATCAGATATAGAAAGCTGCCTAAACACTTGGTATCTGTTTGCGGTCTGTGCATCAACTGCCTTGCTGCCATCATACCAGAATTTAATATTTTGGTTGCCCAATATATCCAGTCCCTCGGTAACACCTTGCAGTATCTCGGTAGCAATATCGTAAAAACTATGCTGCGCTGCCTCTGCCTTGACGAAAGCATAGATAACGCCCAATGCGCCCACATTCTTATACTTGCTATACTGCAAAGCACTAAGCGCATCAATGCAATTTAATTCCAGTTCGTCCCATCTGTTGTTATATGGCTGCGACAAAGTTTGTGGCTCAATGAACCCGGCAAAGATACACGTATCGTTTTTATAGATGTTTACGACTGCATCACGGCATGAGGTACTAAAAAGGTCTTTAATCAGGTTGCCGCAAAGCAATCTTATTTTAGCCGAACTTCTCAAAAGCACATCGAAAGTGTCGTTTACCTCATTCTCGATTTCTGCCGGATCCTCGCTAAAATATACATCTGCCTTTTCTGTACCTATTTCAATGGTCTGCGTGCGATCGTTCCCGGTAACGATGTGTACCGTTATCGTATCGCTCTGCTGACTTAGAAAACTGCCGTGTATATACATATTAACTGATTTTTATTTGTTACACATTATAGTTCTTGCCGCTCTTTTTCGCCACTCGCTTAACATCTGTAATCATGTCAAGTATCTTGCGTGCGTTGGCATTTATATTGATGTTTACCTCCGTGGCTGTCGGTTCAATGTCGTTTGTTATGTTCTGCATCGTTACCGGCTGTAACCTCCGCTCCGTAAAGGTAGGCGGCTGAAACTTGCCGTCGATCATGCCGAACAATCGGGCTTGCTGAAACTTGTTTAGTATCATCTCGCCGCTGTTCACTCGGGCAAACTTCTTGTCGCCTGAGGTTGAAGTGCCGCCGATGACACCGCCCGTTGCGAATCCCGTAACCGCTGCAAGTGCCGCCACAACAGCCGCCACGCCAGCTGCAATGGCTACAAGGTTCAGAGGGAATGGCATTTTCGCACCGCTTGCCGTAGCATTGGCCACAGCCTCCCCGCTCTTTGCGGAGGTGTTGACCGCAGCTGCTGCCGCTTCTCCGGTGGTCGCTGCTGCATCCGTGGTCGCTGCTGCTGCATGCGCTGTAGTCGCCGCGGTCAGCATCTGGAATAGCGCAACGATGCCCTGTATGCCTTCCGCTATGGAGATGAAGCCATTTATGAGCCCCGTAACTTGCTGCCAGGCGTTGCCGTTGCCTTCCAGAGCGTCACTTATGCCCTGAATGCCATTGCCAATGCCTTGGACGCTTCCCCAACCGCTTTTTATATCTCCCATTGCCTTGTTGAAGCCACTTGCATCTACTTCGAGTTTTAGAGGCTTGAGATTATCGCCCATGTCGGCAATCTGCTTGTTGAGGTCGGCAATCTGTCGCTGTGCCTCGTCTTTGCCGATAAGTCCTATTTCGAAGTCGGTTTGTATACGGCTCGCCCTGCTTTGGGCGTTGACATAGCTTTGACGTCTGTCGGCTGCGCTGCCCGGTGTTATGTATCCGGGCTCGGTTTCGGCTTCGATGGTTAGTCTGCCCTTCGTGGCGTCATCAATCTGGCGCTGTATCTCACCAATCTTTGCGTCGGCTTTCACTCTTGCCTCAATGGTGGTGGCTTCACTAAACTCACGGCGGGCGTCATTCAGCTGCTCCTGCAGTTCCTCCGCGTGCGACTTGAAATGCACGTCTATTGGCTTCAAACCCAGGTCGGCCAACTGATTGTTAATCTCGGCTATCCGCTTCTCTGCGCTCTCCTTTTCGGCGATAATACCAGCCTCATAGTCGTGTTTAATCTGGTCTATTAACTGCTGTGCGTTGCTTCTGCTCTGTCGCATATCGGCTACGCTGCCCTGTACTATGTACGAGGGGTCGGTCTCCGCTTCGATCGTGATTTTGCCCTTGGTGGCTTCATTGATTTGTGACTGTATATCTCTGACTTTCGCGTCTGCTTGAATCCTCGCCTCAATGGTCATGGCGTTGCCCATTTCCTTTTGAGCTTCCGCCAGTTGCGCCCGCAATTGCTCTACGTAGGTCTTGGGGGCTTGTGTTTCTTGCTTGCCGGTCTTCGCGCTCGCTTGGAAATTGACCGGCGGCTTGTCCGCTGTAATGTATTTTCCAGCGGCTTTCAACTGGTCTGCAAGCAGCTTCTCGGTACCGCTGATTTCATTGTTCAATGCCGTTAATGCCGTATCAACAGCGTTAACTTGTGCGTTGCCCGAAACATTAGTACCGTTGTAGCGTTCTGCGCCAATCTTGGTAAAGCGCCATTGGCCAGCTTTGTCAACTCTGCCGTAGCGGTCATTGCGCCAACTCTCGGGAACGACATCACCTTCGTTGGCATGTCTGCCACTCTGCTTCGCGTCATTGGCTATGTCCTTAGTTATCTTCTGTTTCTTGTCGAGCAGGGATATTTGTTTCTGATACAATGCCGTAAGCTTCGCCGCATAGGCAGCTGCCATGGCTCTCTGCTTGAACGCCTCCACCACTACATCGGTCTTGCGGTTGAAAATGTTTTCCGCTTCTGTAACGTCGCTAATCTTCAGCCGTAATTCATTGAAAGCACTTTGGTTTTCCTTTATCCACCCCATTTTCTGCTGTTCTGTGGATAATGTGCGCCAACCGACTTTCAGTTTCTCGTATTTCGCCATGAGGTCGGCGTATGTGTTCTTTAGCGCGCTGTCGTAGGCGGTTTTTATCTCATCGGCGGCATCGCCCATTACTTTCATGCTATCGGCGGTGTCCTTCGCCTGGGTCTGCGCGCCAGCCGACTTTGAGGTAAATGCCGCTATAACCTCAGTAAGCGCAACGAGGGCTACGCCAACGCCTGTGGATATTAACAATCCCTGTATGGCGAGTTTCAGCGTTGTGGCACTCACCGCTGCACCGCGGAATGATGCCGACATTACCTTTACGATGGCATTTACCCTTACTGATGTAGCGTTCCATACCAATGCCGCCGTATTGGTGGCAATAATTCGGGTCTTGGTAATGGCATTTATGCCGCAAAAGACTTGCAAAGCCTTGTTGAGCGCAAGAATGGAAACCGCGGTGTTTCCCAACTTCGCCATAACATTGACGGCTGGCATGAAACCACTTACCGCCGCCGCTACGGCATCGGTGTACTCGCTCATTTGGTTTTGGAACATTTGGAGTGTCGCCGAACCACTGTTGGCTACCTTGCCGTAAGTATCATCAATGGTTCCGGCACTGCCTTTCATCGTTTCCACGTTCTCATTAAACTTGGCTGCGAGTTGTCCGGTGAGTGGTCCCAATGCTCTCAGGCTCTCGGCACTGCCGAATAACTTACCGTAGATTTCCTGCTCCAGCATACCGCTTTTGTTGGCGTATGCCTTAACGTTCTTGTCTAAGTCGGTGAGGAAATTACGCATACCTCCCGCCGCCTTGATAGCTGCCGCATCAAACTCGATGCCCATTTGCTGCGCCATCTTGCTTGCCTCGCTCGACGGCTTAACCAAAGCGGTAAAGATAGCGGCTAACTGGGTAGAAACTTCTGCCGTGTTACCACTCACGCCTGTAAGCGTCGCAAAGGTCGCCATAAGTTCGTCGATGCTTACGCCCAAAGTGGCGGCATTGCTCGTAACTCTCGGTAGGGCTTGTGCAAGCTGCTCAAACGATGTTACACCATTCTTGGCCGTAAGCTGTATTTTATCCTGTACGTCGCCTGCCTTGTCCCACGACAAACCATAATTCTTGATAATGGTAGATGTAACCTTTACAGTCTCGCCCAGATCAGCGATACCGCCCACGGATGCCTTAGCCGATTTCTGCAAAAAGGCTATCCAGTTGTCTTCAGGCACGCCATTGCTGATAACCTGGTACAATCCGTTAGCGAGTTCGTCACGTACTACCGGAATGCTTTTTGATAACTCGGCTACCTGTCCTTTGAGTCTGGCAAAGTCCTCGCCGCTCTTTCCTGCCATCGTGTTAGCGGCGTTCATGGCTGCGCTGAAACTGCGGCTTTCCTCGGTAACGCCGTTGAGTGCTCCCGAAATCTGCGAAATGGCATTGGTAACGTTATTAGCCGCTATTACCGCCTGGTTGAAATTAACCAAAGCCGCGTTTAGTTTTTGGCTGCTCGTCTTGGCAGAATCAAGCACACGGCGCAACTCTTCCGCTGTAGAAGTAGCTGTAACCAACTGCTCTTTGCCGTCAACAACCAGTTTAACGTTAAATTTTATTTCTTTTGCCATAATTTCAGCGTATAAGTAACTAAGTAATCAATATTTTTTGTATCTTTGTGGCGTAACATTCAAACTAAGCGTAATGGAAAAGGATTATAAGAACATCAACCGCATATCAGAAGCCGCAACCAACGATGTAGCGAGTAAGCCCGAAAATGAAATCAGGGCAGAACTTGTTAGTGTCGAAGTTGTAGGCGAGGATACGCCGCACAAGCATTCAAACAAATATGAGGCTTGGGGCGTAATTGCCTTGTTGTCTCTTGTTGTCTGGGTTATCTGTCTGACGTATTTTGCTTTCAATAACCAATCGGTCAACGGCTTGTTAGCCCTTGGCGGCTCTACCGCATTGTTCTTCCTGTCTATTGGGCAAATGGTGCTTACAAGTTCCGAAGAACTGAATGGCGAAGCTATTTAGCCGTTTCCCACTTTTCCCAACACTTCCTCAAAACGCTTTAACGCATCTTCCTTAGATACTGCCGGGGCTGCTTTCGTATGCTCCGGCTTTTTCTTCTCCCATGGAAAGGGTAGAAGTCCGTGGGGTGTCAGCCCTTTCTTTGCATACGGCTGTATGATTATTGCCGCAAGCATACGCATACGTTCCCAACTGTCTTGATACTGCGCCGTCCGCTCGTCATTGTACGCCTTGTATATGTGGCTGAACTCCTCGGGCGCGAGGGCGCAAAAATCATTGTAGGGCAAACCGATGTTGCCAACGGCTATGCCCAGAATGTCGAAGATGCCTAACTTTTTTTTTCGTCCTCCGTGTCGGTGTCCTCGGGTGCCTGGTCTGCCGTGGCGTTCACGGTGTCCGTCCACTTGTTGAGGTCTTCGGGTGTGAGGCTGTCGGCAAAGTCCATAAGCGACATATCGAATTTTACGCCATCGTGCTTACAGGCTGACGCCACGCAACAAAACAGATAGGCGCACATATCCGATAGGCTGTTGCCTAACTCCGTCACCTCCTTGCCGGTCTCTTTCTTAAAGCGAAGCATAGCCCCCATAGTCTGCCTACAGGGGTATGCCTTGCCGTTGATCATGATTTCAATCTTTGGCATAAATCAACAATTAACTAATAGTTCAACAAATCAAACATTTATATTAAAAAACAATATGGCCTTTGTTTCATGTGGGCGTTACTTGCTCACTGCCTTGCCGGTGTCTGTTGCCTGCGTCGCTGCCGCATCCTTGCCCGGGTAGGTCTCAGGCTCGCCGGCGTTCTCCAAAGACACGCTGTAAGTAGCATCGTCCTGCGCCGGGCTTGTCTCCTCCAATGAGGCGATAACAAAGTTACCCTTTACATAAGGTTTCGTGTCGCCGCCTCGCTTGAATGCCTCAACCTCCACACTTGCGCCCTTGCCCCAAAGTGGTGCAATCTGCTCGTGTCCGTTCTCGGTCTCGCCATAGAAGCGCAAACCCTCGGCACTGATAGAGATAGACAAACCAGTCACTCCCTTGTCCTTCCAAAGTCCGCTGCTCTTGGCGGCACTCGCTACAGGCTTAACGGCACGGTCTTTTGTCTCGCTGTTGAAAGTGAGGGTGTGGCTTGTGCAATGTCCCACCGCCTTGCCTCCAACCTTAAGCAAAAGGTCACTACCATTGATATATCCAGTATCTTCCATAACTATAAAAACTAAATGGTTCTAAATTACTTAAATTCTGACTTGATAAACAAGCTGCTGCACAAAAGCATCATCCTCGTAGCCCTCTTCGCTGTCGGCAAGCGTACAACTGCGCATCTTCACGCCGTCGTGTTCTCCGCTTGCGTAGTCGAGTGCCTGGCGCACTGCCTCGGCAAGTTCCACGCCCTCGGCATATTTTGCCGTATAGCAAACCACCTCCATAGTCACGGTGTCGGCTCCCGGCATTCCCTGCTTAGTGGGATTGTGTGCCAATGCCGCACGGCGATATAATATATAAGGTAGTTGGGCGTTGTCTATCACGATGGGGAAAACCTTGTTTGTTCTCCGCTTCACTTCCTCGTTAGATAGAAGAATATCGCGAATAATGCTGCCCGCACTTAATGATGTCTTTTTCTGTGCCATAGCTATATGTTATAAAAGTCCCTGCTTTCTTGCCGCCTTTTCCACGTTGTTCTGCAAGTTGTTGAAAAGGTTGGTTTCCACGCTGTCGGCGGTCTGCTGCTCTGTCTTGGAGTGAAAAGCGTAACGCTTCATCTTGCCGCGGCTCCCACCGCCTCGTAGATACTGCCTTATTTTCTTGCCCGTGAACCTGCTTTTACCGAAAAACGATGAAATACGCCGCCCTACATGTCTTTGGCGTGTTCCGTCCTCTGCCCACATCAAAACTGGCTTTTCCATGTTCTGACGGTTGAGGTGGATGCCCTTGCGCCTACCGTGTGGTTTAACGCTTACCATGAAGCCCAGGCCGTAGCGATCGGGGTAGGTACGCACATAGATGCCGCTTGAAAGACTGCGCTTTGTGCCACTGCCAATGCCGCTTTGTCCCAGATTGGAGACTGCCGCCTTTTTCAGGCGGTTGCCCTCCCTGCGCATGGCACTTCGCATAGCCTTGCGTTGGTCTTTCATGTCGAGTGCCTTGTAAACATCGGCAAACGGCTTGTTTATGTCGGTAACGGTTTCTTTCATCGTTCTGGCTGCATATACATTAAGAAAACAGTATTATTCGTTTACTCGTTCACAAACTAAAGTGTTCATGCCTCTATCAATGTTTGGGATGATGGCAACCACCGTATAAAGGTAGCCACCTAACTGCTGCACCCTCCAGTTTTCTTTAACTGGGTGTGCGTCCCTCACATTAAATTCGGCTCGATAGTCGGGGAAATGTTCGCCCACTTCCTCACTACGGTTTCCGCTCTGCTTCTTCCTCTCTGCCCATACGGTACGTATAGGCTCGTAGGTTGTCGCTTCCTCGCCGTAGTCGTTTGTTGTCGCCGTTGGCTTCAACAACTGCAAACGATATTTCATTTCTCCTGCTCTCATTCCGCTAATTTCCGATAGGGTTTAATTAAGGCTTGTAGCGAATCAGGCACGGCGTGCATCTGCACGTTACTCACACTTTCACGCTGATTGTACCAATGTGCGCCCAACATCATTATAGCGTGTTTTATGGGGGTAGGTACATCATGTCCGTTACCCATCTTCGCCAATTCCTCTTGGGTTCTATTGGTCGCCGTGATAACTGCGCTTTCTGCGGTCTCTAATAGATGCTCCAGATACTCGTCATCATCGGCGAAATCATCAGCCCTTACGTGCTTCTTGAAAAGTGCCAAACTCACTACTGCCATAACGTTATAACTTTATAAATTGTGATTACTTACTTAACCCTTGCTGCCTGCTGCCGCTGCCACTGCTGGGTTCTTAGACAACATGGCAAACGCCTCCTCACGCAATGTGGTAATAGCGTAGTCGGCATTGAGCACGAAGTCGATAGAGTTCTTACGTGCGAGTGTATAAGGGTCGATGATGATTGACATTTCACCAAACAAGCCCTGTGGGGCATACTTGAAAGAACCGAACAATACCGAACCCTCAGCCACGTATGAGCTACAGAATACCGGTACACCCGAAATCTTGCCGTTCTCATCAACGATAGCCTGGTTTGCACCGCTCCACTTTGGCGTACCCTCCAAAAGTGCCTTTGTGGTCTCTGTCATTACGTAGCAAAGTCCCTCCGGCATGATGTTGGCACCCAAAACAATGCCCTTGAGTGCAAGAAGCTCGGCGAGGGTAGGTGCTTCACCCTTATAAGTCTTCTTGTTAGCTGCCTTGAGGTTGACGAATGGGCCTACAAGATTTGTAGCCTTTTCCACCTTTACGGTGCTGAACATGATTTTGTTCATAAGGGAGGCTGCCGCAACTGGCATATACTGGGTACATACAAGCTGCAAAAGGTCGTCGGTCTCGTTGAGTGCCTCACGTGTGATAGGCACGGCTACGCCGATACGCTCAGGCTTTGCCAAAAGCTTGCTTGCCTCGATTTTGGTATCACCCAGTTCCACGCCCTCATCATTGATGGTAGCGGCGAATGTCTCGATTACAGGCCACTGATAGTTACCTTTCAGACCGGTGAGCAATGGCGAACCGATTGCCGAAAGAATAGTCTTTGCGTACAATGGTTCTACGATGTCGCCCATGGTGACCGGTGACGGATTGGTAGAACTGCCCGGATTGAGATAACCCGAAGTGTTGCCGCCAAAGTCAGAAGCCACGGCACGGCTGATCTTCAACTCAAAACGCTGTCCGGTCTTGACGCACTCACGCATCTGCTTGTTTACTTCCTCGATGTCCTCACGGCGCATAACCTCTAACGTAGGGGTAGCCGCCTTGATCTTCATTTCGAGGATGTCCATTTCACGATAAAGGGCTTTACGCTCTCCCTTTTCCGCATCGGTGAAGTCTTCGCGCTCCTTGTCGTTCTCCAGGCCCTGCGCAATTTCTGCGAGGCGGTTTTTGATTACGTCCATGCGCTCGTAGGCTTCACGAAAATTAAACTTTTCCTTTTTCATCTGTCAATGATTAAAATTAGTAACTAAAAAACATATATAGAAGCCGCCTCTACAGATTGCGGCCAACACTTGCTATGCGCTCACGCACCGCATTGATACGTTCACGCTTCTTGTTCTCGTCTATCTGCTTGGGCTTCGGCTGCTGCTCAAACTTGATGCCCGCCGCTTCCACCTCACGTTTGCTTACGTCGGTCTGCTCGTAGGCTGGGTCGGTGGTAATGGTAAAGTCGTAAACGTTGTCAATACGCTTCACGTGGCGCAAAAGAATATCCTCGCCGTCGTCGCCTTTCTCGTCCAGACGCTCGTAGCTCACGGCGTTCTCGCTGTCGCCCTCATCGGTGGAATAGATGAATGAGCACCCGGCAATATCACCACGGCTTACCAGCTCCAAAGCCTTGTCGCCGTCAACAGTGTGCGGCATTTCTGCCCAGAACTTAACGCCCACCTTGTCAACCTCGTAGCTTAAAGTACCATTGCCCTTGTTGCTTCGTGCCAAAACCAACTGGCGGTCGTGGAACATCGTAAGTTTGATGTCCTGCTTATCCAACATCTCACGTGTCACACACCCAGGTTCCAGTACCTCGTAATAATTGTTCCACCAATCACATAAAAGGCGGCTACGTACACCGAACTTCAGGGCATAGCCCTCAATCGTGCGGCTTTCCGCTCCGTCGGTAGCCTCACGAATGCGAAGCCCCGACACAATAGCTATTGTTCTTTTCTTTTTCATTCTCCGTTGTTTTTATCGTTGTTGTCATTTCCCTTTGCAGCTGTGCCCGATAGCTTTTCACTGCCCAGCGGTGCAAGATTGGTAGAAAGATAAACCGTATCGCCTCCGTCGATGGTAGGTTGGTTTTCCATCCTGCGCCAATCGTTCACGGTGTAAATGCCGCTCTCGATCGTCTTTTTCTGATAGTCGGCGAGTGACTGCAAATCCATTGAGTAAATACCCCGGCGGTCAAACAGAAAACGGCGTTTGCAGCACAAAGCGCGCGGTATCAGCTTTCGGGTCAGTTCGCATTCTATACGCTTCAATATCGGGTTAAGCGTGTTGGAAAGAAAAGCCACGTTTGCCATTTCGGCACTTTTGTAGTTGCTGCTCGTATCATCGAACACGAAAGACGGGTGAACGCCAAAGAAACGGCATATCTCGCGCACCGTAAACTTTCGGCTCTCCAAAAACTGCATATCCGTAGAAGAAAGCGAAATTTGCTTAAAGTCCACCTGCCCCGGCAAACTTACTATACGCTCGCCCCGGCTGAAACGGCTATCCACGCTTTCGGCTGTCTTCTCCAGTTCCTTGTCCTGGTACTCGCCAAACCCCGTAGTAGTCTTGTCGTTGCTGATAATGCCGCGAACACTGCCGCCATTGGTAAACCGGTTCTCCGTCTCCGCATCTCCTGCCGTGGCAATATCCATTGTGCGCCTTGCGTGGGTCAGCACGCTTTCGCCCCTGCGCCCGTCTGAGGAATGCAAGTAAAGATGTATGATGTCCTTTTCCTCGAATGTGCCGAACACTCCATTATAGGCATCGGCTATGTAGTAACGGCTGTTCAGTGGGTCGTGGGTCACGGTGTGAGGTCGGCAAAGCACTAAGTCGGTCAACTCTCCCAGTACATAGCGTGGGTAGATGTAGGCATTTCCCTCAATGAGCATCAGGCGCACCGCCATCGTCCAAAAGTCAAACGCCGACATTTCGGGTTGAGGCTGCACGGTCAGAAGATAATGCAGATCACTTGCCGTGTCTTCCTGATAGCGTCCATCCCTGCACCGCATATACTGCAAACGTAGGCTCGCCACGCTCTCGCTTAGAAGCGTCACGCACCGATATACCGCCGCAACCGTCATGGCATCGCCGCCCCAGGCCGAAAACACCGCCACGCCGCCACCAGTCCTTACGGTGGTGGGGCGCGCGGTGCCGGCTGTGTCAGCACCTGTTGCCTCACGGCTGAAAAATCGTTTTATGTTATTCCAAAATGTTGCCATCCGTCGTTTCATACAAAACCGCCAAAGCTACGGCAATTTGAATGCTGTCAACTATCTTACTGTTTTCGCTCCGGCGGTGTTCTGTCCTTTAATTATGAGTAAAAAATCCGAGGCCCTCATGCCAAACGGCTAATGAGCCGCTACAAAAATACAATCGTATTTTGCAAAAAACAAATGCCGTTTGGCGCATCGTGGCACACGTTGGCGCAACGTGGTAAAATTATTAGTTTTTTAAGAAAATAGTTTTTTGCTGTTAGGCTAAAAAGCACAAAAAAGCCGCTACACCATTACGATGCAGCGGCTATGTATGTGGGTTTTGGTAATGTCGGGATCGTGTCCCTATGGCTTGTTGGTCACCGTCTTTATAACGGCCTCCTCGGTGAGCCATTCAAGCGGATACATGGCATCAAGCAAACCGTGTATTCTCAACTCATAGTCGGGTGGCAGTTCCTCCAGCAACCATTTCACGTAGTCGCGTGTCTGCCTGATTGCATCACGGAACGTGTCGGCATTATATACCGGCATTCCGTCACGGTCTGTTATCACCAGACTTGTAACTTTCTTAGGCTTCTTGTATCTCATCGCGAACCTCCTTTCTGCAAAGTGGCGTTTTCAATATCCACGAAGTTGCAGCCGTTCATAAGAAACTCAAGTGTGCCCTGCACGAATCTCAGTTTTGCTGCGTCGATGCTGTTCTCTGGGTCTATCATCTCCAATAGGGTATCTATGTAGTCGTAGACCTCTTCAATGTCGGTTGCCAATACACTTGCACGATACCATTCGCTGTCAAGTATAACTGTACTCTTCTGTTCTTCTGTATAACGTTTCATATCTTATTCTCCTTTATTCATTAAGTTCATTAAATTGTCTGTATCCATTCCCATCATCACGCCCACGGCCTTTACAAAACGCTGCATAAGGTCGGTTGGGGTCTGTGGCATCATTGCCGCCGTCGGCTTGCCCTGCTGAGGCTTTGCCGTCTCGGTCGGTGTCGGTGGGGTGGTAGGGGCCTTTGGCTTGGTCTGCTGTGGTGCTTGGGTTACCGCTACAGGCTTGCCGTGGTTCTTTGGTCCCTGTGCTCTGCGAAAAGCCTTGCGGACCTCACTCTGCATGTCCTTGTCTATGGTCGTACAGTGCTTGCACATCACTTTGAAAGCCTCTGCCGTAATGTAGTACACTACACCCGTAGGGCTTTCGTAGCCCTTGCCAAAGCCTCGGTTTACCGTTCTGCCGCATCTGAAAATGACGCTACCAGGGCGCACGAAATATTTTTTCATACGCTGGATGCTCTCACAAACGTAGCGGTGTTCACGCCCTTGCAGCTTGGCAAGTGTAAGCGACGAAACCACACGTCTGCCGTTGTAGTCCTCAATGATGATGCCGTCCTCTGCTGTGGCGGTCTGCTGCTCGGTTGTCTGTGGCTCTGCCTGTCGCTTTCTGCTCTTGGCTAACGACATAGCTGCCACGCGTGCATCTATCGCCGCCTCCTCTCGATCCTCTCGCTCCAGAAGTTTCTCGTACTCCTCGGCTTCCTTTCTGTCGTGCTCCTCAATGGCTTTCGCCATCTGCTCGGCTCTTATCTTAGCCTCCATTTCGTTGAACGCCTTGATGTAAGCCTCTTTCCACTTAGCTGCCGTCTTTCCGGTAAAACCCATAACAAGAAACATGAAGCCATCACGGGTAATGTAATACATTGGCAACTGCTTTTTGATGTTGCCATTTTGGTAGTCGATTTTAGAGGCGTTAAAATTGACGGCTCTAAATTCTTCGCTGCAATCCAATGACTTAATTGCTTTCATTACGTTGTAGTGCTCCTTTCCGAAAACCTCCGCTACTCTCATAGATGTAGTAACGGCGTGCTCGTTTTCTACTGCTACCAAACTTAACTCTTGGACGGTGGGTGCGACCTGCACCACTTCCGTTACCTGCTCTACAGGATTTTGATCTGATACGTTACTTGACATCGCATTTGTATTTTAGCAAAAACAAAAAGGCCGTGCTACGTGTTGCTAAGGCTTCAAATGCGAACACCTCCGGGGCATTTCTGCTACCCGACACGGCACGGCTATCTCTTTATATAGAAATATCCTATTAATTTTATTATGGTATGGATACAAAAATAGCCGCTACGTTACGGTGAACGGCGGCAATATCTGTACCGCATTTGAATTTTAAGCACTGCAAAGATACATAAAAAAGTTTAAAGCACCAAAGATTTTCGGTAAAAAGTTACTTACTTATACCAAATTTTTGTATTTTTGCAGTATATTTACATAAATTCAATAATTATATGGAACTTGAAACATTAAATACTCTTTTGAAAATCTACGGTTTGGTTATTACCGTGGCTGCTATTCTTATGTATATTAAGCAATGGCAAATGGCAAATGATATTAGAGCCTTACGCAATCATTTTATAAAAGAAGACAAACAAAATAAAGAGCCGATACCCACAACATCCACCAAAGAACCGGATACCTATGATAAACGTTTAGACGATGCCAAGCCCGGTGATTTTGTTAAACGCCTTTATGATGGCAAGAAAATGAAAGTAGAAGCCGTAAACGAGGGTCTTATTACATGCAATGCCGGAGTTATAGACGGGACTCAATCATACCCAAAATCATCTTTAGGCTATGTAGAAAACAAATAATAATAGTTGCTTATCGCAACCTTATGAGCACAACAAACCCCGATAAGTGATTGAACCTATCGGGGTTTGTTTTGTTATATGGTCTGATTTGCAGTAAAAGCCTTTTTTCCAACAATACGATAAGGTTCTGTAAGTAAAGTCTTATCGAAGAAACATATTTGTATCTTGTCTGGCTTGCACAAAACCACCTTAGCGTCGGGAAACCTGACGGGCGTTTTTTCAAAGGTATTGGGGTGCGGCCAAACCCTAATCGCCTTATAGTTGAAATCCTCTTTTTCCTTTTTCATATATGCGAGCACAACAGGAAACTTTACTGTCTTAAGATTTCGCTGTTCCTTTATAAGCTTCGCGCATTCTATGAACTCGTCAAACTGCCGTATATCACCCACCAAATCATAAAGCAAAGGTGAATTTTGGTCGTAGGTCGTTTTACAAATGATATACCCTTTACTGCTGTAAACAGTATCGCCCCACCATCTGGCATCCGCTATTCTCGTATCCCAGAAATAATAACCCTCACCCAGCCACGGTTCTTTTGTTCCGCTTTTCAAAATGCCGTTGGCATACCGCTCTGAACAGAAATACGGGCCGTGGTCTTCCACCTCCTCATCGTTCTGCCGGTCTTCGAGTGTCTGGTATATAT